GCGTACTTAATCTCGTACTTGCTTGCTGGCTATTTGTGGAGATGATACGTGAATGAGCAAACGCATACTGGTGATCCCAGACACTCAAGTCAGAGACGGTGTACCACTTGAGCATTTAACATGGGCTGGCGAAGCGATCTGTGATTACAGGCCCGACGTTGTGGTTCACATTGGCGATCACGCAGATATGCCAAGCCTTAGTGCCCACGACGCTAAAGGTTCTAAGTTCTTCGAAGGGCTTCGCTACAGAGGCGACATAGAATCAGCAAAGCTCGGCATGGCAATGCTACTCAAGCCACTGAGAGATCTGCAAGCAAAGCAGAAGAAGAACAAAGAGAAGATCTACAAACCAAGACTCGTCCTGACCTTAGGCAACCACGAGAACAGGATCGACAGAGCAATCAATAACAACCCGCAGCTTGAGGGGTTGATGTCAATCGGAGATTTGGAATACGAGAAGTTCGGATGGGAAGTGTATCCGTTTCTCACTCCTGTCTTTATAGAGGGCGTGTGCTTCATTCACTACATGCCTACAGGGGCAATGGCTAGACCAGCATCTTCGGCAGCTACCCTGATAAACAAGCACCACATGTCAATCGTCAACGGCCATAAGCAGGGCAGAGAAGTAGCTTACGGGCGCAGACCTGATGGCAGTGCAATCATCGCAATCATCGCAGGGTCTTACTACCTACACGATGAAAGCTACATGCCAGAACCGTCGAACAGGCATTGGCGTGGCCTTGTAATATTAAATGATGTTAAGAACGGATCCTTTGAGGAAATGTTTCTTTCCATCGAATACCTTCAAAAAAAATATGGAGACAAAGATGGAGCTTGATTATTCTAACTCAAGGGCATACCCTGATCCAGCTATGTGGCCGAAGCTTGGCTATGCGAACATTAGAATCTTAACAAACGACGAAGACAGCACTAGTGAGCTAGTTGTTACGTTCGGTGAGGATGACTACGGCGAGATTCAGTTCGACAAGAACGACACGGCACACAAGATAGCGTCGATTATGGTTGCCCTGTGGGATGGGTTCCTGAAACGCGCAGAAGCCGAGCAAGAGCTATTTGGGGGCGCAGATGGAAAGGCAGACTAATACCAAGCCCGGAGTAATCATGTCTCTTTATGAGATATGGAGAGATCGCCTGAACATCACGCTCCTTAACAACGAAGACGATGTGGGACGGGCGGCGTTCTTTGCTGGTTACATGGCTGGTAGCGCTGGTACGGAACTGAGGGAGAAGGTGCTTCAGTTCTACCACGACCAGAAAACAAGATGACACGCGAAGAAGAGAAGCGCCTAGTAGAGTATGCTGCTGATGGCTTCAACGATGCGTTTGATAAGCTGTATGAACTGCACTTTGACGCTGTTGTTCATGTGATCTCACGGAAGGTTTATGATTTTCCTAGGGCGCAGGACATAGCACAGGACGCATTCCTCGCAGCTTGGCAAAACATCCATTCATTCAGGGGCGAGTCGTCATTCCGAAGCTGGGTATTGACGATAGCAATCAGGAAACTTTATCGATCCAACGAAGGGCTCAGGGCGGCGGCAACACACGAAGATATCGAAATGATGCCACCAGAAGATGACCCTTACATCTTGCCTGACCCAGAGGTTCTCATGGAAAGCAAAACCGAGATACAAGACATCCTTGAGAATTTGCCAAGACTAGACGCAGCGGTGCTTCAACTGTTTGCTGAAGGCTGGACACACAAGGAGATTGCGGAAGCTTTTGACTTGAGTGGGGGCTATGTTGCTAACTTGATTTCCAAGTCAAGGAAAGCGTTGCAGAAATAAAAAAACCCCCGACTACCGAGACTCTCCAATATTCGTGTAGGAGGTGCAGTAGTGCGGGGGTAAAGCCCTTTCGAGCTGTCCTAAGGTGGACTCTTAAAGCATTTGATCTTGCAGCACAAAACTTACGTCTGGCTCTACCTCATCCTTGGTGAAGATTGCCATAGGCCAACGAGCGCTGTGACCATCAGGGAAAATCACATCAACTGAGTCCCCGGCACCACTTGGCACCCAGCAGAACCGAGTGTACTTGGACTTATCATCATTCCAAGCAAATCCGTCAAAAGCATTCATACTCTTACAGAACGTCTGATGGTCAGTGATTACTGTCTGTCCACCAACATTGTTTCTAAAAGAATAAGAATCAGCATGGGCAGCAGAAGCCACCGAGAGTAGTACGACTGCTAGTAATGGCTTCAACATTTCCTGCCTCCGCATGGTTATGGATTACTTCTTCTTACCGCGCTTACCAGTATACAGCTTTTCCTGATCCTTGTGCAGTTGTTCTGCATAAGCTGTTGCATCCTCAGGTGTTTCAAATTTGCCAAGATGCTTCCCTGTGCGCTTGTACTCTTTGATAGCGCGCTCCTTCGTCATGATCGTACCCTTTTCAGATACGGTCGGAATCAGGACTTCCACACCATCAATGTTGACGCTTATGGAACGGACGGTTGAGATACTGCCATCCTTGTTCTTGACAACTGGACGCTTGGTAAGATCGATGTTGCCAGCTTCAACCTGACCCTTGATGGCAGGAGCCTCAGGAGCAGGAGTAGGTGTTACCTTGCCTTCTACAGTGCGATTGTTTGGCTTGTTAGGCTCTGGTGCTGGTGCTGGGGCTGGTGCTGGCGTTTGTACGGGCTCCTTTTTCTGCAAGCCCATTCTTTCTACGCGAACCTTCTCGGCCATCGAAAGAGCCTCACCCCTATCGAGCTTGCCCTGCAAATACCGAGCAGCAGCAGCTTCGTCGGCAGCGCCTAACTCGTTAGCCAACTTTTCAAGACCCTCTCTTTGCGACTCGACAACTGTGCCAACAAGGCCACCAGCACTCTTCTCAATCTTTACGCGCTTTGGAACAGATCCATCACCGAACACGCGCTTCAGGTAGTCTCGAGTCTGTTTGGTTGGAGCTTCTTTACCTTCAAGGATAGCTTTCCCTGCATTTTGGCCACCGTTGTAGTGAGCGACAGCAGCCTCAACATTACCATCATACTGCTTCACTAGATCTTTAAGGTACTTGCCGCCAGCGTCAATGCTTTGAACTGGATCCTTGGGGTCATGTGGGTATGCCTGACGAGTTTTATCCATAAACTGCATTATGCCCTTGGCACCAACATATTTCCCACTCTCGTCACGACTTTCAACGAGAGAGCTTGAACTCCTCTCGCCGCGAGTCATAACACCAACAAGAAGGCCAGTAGGAAGGCCATTACGAGACTCAACTTGTCCAGCGTACTCAACAAGAGCTGGGTTGTTATGAGGCAACTTAGACCTTTCAGCCAATGGGATTTCTTCTAGCTTCATTTTTAATGTGCTAGATCCAGCCTTGAAGGCTTGCAATTCGCGAGGATTGTCTTTGGCGCTCGACAAGATGGAAGAAATAGTCTGCCATTTTCCTGTCTGGGCATAGACGTTATACGAGCTTGCAAGAGCCCACTGAGCCTCAACGAGAGGAACGCCAGTTACTTCTGCAATAATTGCTGCCTTATCGCGGAACATCTGAATATCGGCAGGACGAATCGTCTTTTGGGCATAGTCTTCGAACTTCGCGTCGCCTTGGTACTTGGGGTTCTTAACGATTTGGAAGTTAATTCCACCGCCGCGATTCTCTGGGCCAATGACAACGTGTGCAACGGGCTCATTATTGGAATCCCTTGGGAAACCATCTTGCAGAGAACCGTTCATGAAGTAGAAATTGCGACCACCTGCTTGATCTATTCTCTCAGAGTGCATCGCGCTATCAATTGCCAACTTCATCTTTTCTTGCAATGCAGCTCTTTTCTCTTGCGGCAACGAGGCAACAAGGGAGTTGTACTTAGCCTTGTTATCATTCCACCTTTTGCCAGCAGCGCCACCGTTGGCACCATCACCAATACTGTGAGCAACCCACGAAGCAAGCTCGTTAAGGTCTTGGTCTGTCATCGATGCTGGGTCAGAGATACCCTTGTTTAGCGCACGGACTCCTACATTAGTTACAGCCTCGTTCGTGATAGGCGCGCTTTGGTTGGATGGCGTTGGAACGTGGGTTCCAGTATCTCTAGCGGCAGTGCTACTAGTAATAATTTGATTGCCTACAATAGTTCTCTCGAACCCAAGCAAGGCATTTTCATTTGCGATTTGACCGGGGCCAAATATAGCCTTGTTCCTATCAAGCTCAGCAAATTGTGCCGGGTTTTCGGATTTTGTTTTTTCGTATGTAGCGTCACCGGGCCCCCTCAGATACGCTTGATATGTTGCGTCATCCGCATTGCCCTTCCTCAATGCTGAAAAACTCTTAGCATTGGCTAACCTTTTAGACAAAAGCTCTAGATCAGATATATCATTTTCCCTGTATATCTTGTGGCTCTCATAAAGAAGTTTGCCGTCTTCTAGATATGGCTTTACGTTTGTCTCAATTGATTTTTCTACTTTTTCTTTTGCTTTTAGTTTTT